GGTTAAACCGCAATGTCAAGTGTTTTTTGCGTTTTTTTCGTATTTTTTTATTTTTTTCTTTACTTTTTTGCGTTTTTGCCGTAATATATTCTATATAAAGGAGTGATACAAATGAGTAATAATAAAAGTAAAGAAATTTTCTCTGCGAACTTGGAAAATTTGATGAGCAGCAGAGGGATTGATAGAAATAAGCTCTGTTCTGATCTCGGATTGAAGTACACTACTGTAAGAGATTGGTTAAAAGGCATAACTTATCCTCGGATAGGAAAGATCGAATTACTTGCAGACTATTTCGGAGTAAACAAATCGGACTTGATAGAGGATAAAACTCAAGAAGTAAAAGAACTAAAAATCCCTACTTCCCCTCTTGTTCAAAAAATCACTGAAAAAGTTGTAAAGTTATCAACTCCAAGAAAACAAAAAATTCTGAACTATGCTAATGAACAATTAAAAGAGCAGAATAATAAAGTGATTATGATTGAGGAAAAGCTTTTTGAATACCGTGTTTTTGAAAAGCTATCAGCTGGTACTGGATTTTCATACTTCAACGATGGGAACTATGACACTGTTTTTTATGACAAAGACAAAGACCACGATTTTGCTTCTTGGGTTTTTGGAGACTCAATGGAACCTAAGTACATGAATGGAGAGGTCGTTCTAATCAAAGAAACAGGTTTTGACTACGATGGTGCCGTTTATGCAGTCGATTGGGATGGCCAAACTTATATAAAGAAAGTCTATAAAGAAAAAGACGGTCTTAGACTCGTCTCTATCAATAACAAGTATAAAGATAAATTCGCACCGTATGACGAAGATCCAAGAATCATTGGAAAAATAGTCGGAAACTTCATGCCAATTGAAAATTAAAAGGAGAAAAACATGAACAAAAGAACAAATTCTAAGCCAATTTATAAAAGAGTATGGTTTTGGGTGCTGATTGCTATCGTGTCTATTGGTGTTGTAAATGGCATTTTAAACACTCCACCTAAAAATACTGCTGCTAAAACTGAAAAAACAACATCAACAACGGTTGAGCAGAAATTTAAAATGACTAAAGAATTAGGTGAGGAATTCGCTTTATACTTTAAAGAGAACGCTGAGGTCCTTGATAAAGGAGAAAAGGTTGATTTTGTTCCTGGAGGAGATGATAAAAACCTTTCTGTGCGAATTGGAGAAAGCTGGAAAAATGAAAGCACTAGTCGTAAAATCTATATTTCAAATGAATTTTTGAAAGCTAAGAATACCATTTTTGAAAAGTGGGCTCAAGAAAAAGGCTACAATGTTGATTTAGAAAAAGATACACCTCAACTGCTTGTTTATACCTCAGACTCTGATAAAACTCAAATATCTCAAGAGTACAAAGGAGAAATGAAAATTCTGAAATAAAATAAAAAAAGCCCCACACTCTCCGACGGCAATCTTTGAGTGTGAGGTTTCAACCTTCCATGTGACAAGCAATGGAAAAGATGATAAAAAAATACACTTATAGTTTATCATAAGTTCTACACCTTTTCAACTATGCGGGCAAGCAATCGAAAAGAAAGGACATTTTATGATAAAAAAATACATTACAAAAAAAGGAGAGACTAGATACCTCTTTCAAACATACCTGGGCATAGACCCTGCAACTGGAAAAGAAAAACGCACAACACGCCGTGGTTTTAAAACCATCAAAGAGGCCAAGGCAGTCGAACGTGATCTTCTCTTAGATGTTGAAGAAAATGGTTTTTCAAACAATGAAGATTTTCAGAACCCTACTTTTGTTGAAGTTGCTGAGCTATGGCTTGAAAGCTACAAGAGCACTGTAAAACCAACAACTTATCAGAACACTAAGAAGAAACTTGATGTTATGATTGACTCATATTTCACAGATATGAAGATTAAGCAGATCAGTGTCGCTTATTGTCAGAAGGTTGCTATAAAGTTAAGCAATCGCTATGTCCTCTATTCTAATTACTACTCTGTTATTAGCCGTATTTTCAAGTATGCCACTTCTCTTGACATCATTAAGTCAAATCCCTTAGATAAGATTATCAAGCCTAAAAATAAACCCTTAAAGGGCAAAGAAAACTACTATACAAAGCAGGAGCTAACGGATTTTCTTAAAGTTTCCAAAGCAAATTTTAAGCCTGTAGACTACACTTTTTTCCACTTACTCGCTTTTTCTGGCTTGAGAACTGGAGAAGCTATCGGTCTCATGTGGTCAGATGTTGACTTTGAAAATAAACGGTTAAGCATTTCTCGCACGGCTGTCGTGATTGGCAAAAAACAAACTGTTCAGGACCCTAAAACCAAAAGGAGTAAGAGGGTTATCACCTTAGATGATGAAACTCTGAATGTTTTGAAACTCTGGAAACGACAGCAAATAAAAGAATATTTCCAGGCTGGTGTGCCTTACAAACATGATTTGAATTATATTTTTACGAATGACATAGGGGGATGGCTTTTAGCCGCAACTATGAAAGTGAAGCTTAGCAGATTCTTTTGTAAACACAAAGAACTTAAAAAAATTTCGCCTCACGGATTTAGACACACACATGCTTCTCTCCTATTTGAAGCTGGTGTTACAGCGAAAATCATTTCAGATAGACTCGGTCATAATAATGTTCAAATCACCCTTGATATGTATACTCATATCAATGATAATCAACGTGTTGAAGTCGTTGACCAGCTCATGGATTTCATCCGCTCCAGCTAAAAGTAAAGTCGTATTCAATCTCGTATTCACTTTTACTTAACACGCTAGAAGTCCACTGGTTTCAAAGGATTAGCAAGCTGTGTACTATTTATGGTATAATGAAAGAATGAAGTACCCAAAAATTAATTTAAAAGAAGTTCGCCAGCAAGCTAGACAATTTCAAGCTGAACACCCATGTCTGTTGCTTGTCTTTTTATTGCCAAGTATTCTCTTGATTCTATCTAGCTTCATCAGACCTTTATCCCTTCTCGACGAGGGCATTCTTGAACAGTCCTTCTTGAGTTTTCTAGGGATCACAATCCAATCTGCTCTCTTTCCGATTGCCGTTGGATTTACAAGCTCCATTATCCTAGCTGGTGCTCTCTTTACTACCATTAATCTTTACAGAATTTCTGAGATAGAGCTTTCCTTTAAAGATAGCCTGTCCTTGCTTGACAACCGCTTCTTTACCCAGACATTTCTAACTCTATTGCTCAAGCGTTTCTATCTCTTTTTATGGAGCATTCCTAATCTTTTTGGAGTCTACTTGCTCTTTTATAGCAGTGCCATGGCTCGTAAATTTGTGGAACTTCATCCCGAATTTCCATCTGTCGACGTGACAAATCCAGATATCGAACACTTCCTACTTACTTTCGCTCTCTATTTCTTTGGTAGCGTCCTAGTAATGATTTTGGGAACCATTATCTATCTGCCACAATATTATGCCTATTCCCAAGTTGAACTACTTTTATGTGACACCCTTGCAATCGGAATTGCCAAACCGAGCCGCGTGCTACATACCAGCCGCTTTCTCATGAAAGGCTATAAATTCCAACGCTTTGTCCTTGATTTACAGCTACTTCCTTGGTATATCCTTATCTGGATTAGCTTTGGAATCGCAAGTATCTCTATCTTCCCTTATATCTATAGTAGCCAAATCTTCTTCTATCAAAGGCTACTGGAAATCAAACGCAGAAAAGTTTAACAGCAGTTATTAAAAACCAGCACCTTCATAGAAAGTGCTGGTTGTTTTTATTTTAATAAGAGGATACTCAAAAGAGTTATGATCGCTGGACCACCTTGCTTTAGAATGATTTTTTTATCTGCTGTCAAAGCACCATAAGTCGCTGCTCCTATGACAAATAAAACAAAGATTGTTACGATTTCTAAGCTATGCGAGAAATAAATCCCATAGATAAGAAACACCCCAATCAAAGCATTATAAATACCTTGATTTTTAAACAGTGAGGTGACAGAAGGTCGAGTCAACTCTTCCTTTTCCATATTAAAGACTTGGCTGGTTGCATCTGATTGGGTTGCGATACTCTCCAAATAAAAAATATAAAAATGTTCCAAGGCAACAAGTGTTGCTAAAATAGTAGTAATGAGTGACATCGTTTTCTCCTTAAAATTCTATTTTTTCTAGACCTGATACTAGTTTTGTCAGTAAGGTTGTCAGTTCTTTCTGCTCACCAGGCGATAAGATGCTCTCCATCTGTTCCTTCACATTCAAATGATATTTAGGCGGATTGACCAAGAGTTGATTCTTGGCTTCTTGGGTTAATTCAACTAGGACTTCTCGCTGATTGATTGGATTACGCTTACGACTGACATAACCCTCTGACTCTAAAACCTTAAAATGGCGGGTCAAGGCTGCCTGGTCAATCTGTAACTTTTCTTGAACGGCAGTTTGGTTACAGGGTGACTTTTGCAATAAAAACTGCAGAATTTGATAGCGGGTCAAACTAATTCCCAATTGTTTCTCAAAAAGTTGAGTAATCGTCTGATCTACCAAATGGAGCTGGTACAGTAATTCATTGATTTCTGACATTTCTATTCCTTTGTTAAAATTTGATTTGTCAACTATTGACTTATCAAGTATAATACAAGCAGGTTAAAAAACGCAACTATTTTGCTCACTCCGAAAAAATAGCCTCTTGGTTTCAATCCCAAAAGGCTATGTTTTTTATATTCTAAATAAAATCTAGCACTAACCTACCAAATCTGCTCGAAGGATTTCTCCCTCTTTATCAATGACGACTTCAATGGCATGGCCTGCAAAAATTTCCTCGCTATCATCATAGTAGAGAGTCAATTCCCCGTCTTCGTTGATCGATAGTTCACTCAAGGAAAGTGAGTTGGTAAAATACTCTTCTGTTAACTCCACATCATTTTCATCTGAATCTATCCAGTCTTGAGCTGTTTCCCACAGTTCTTTGACAATATAGTCTTTAATCCGAGTATCTTGAACTTGGAAAGTTCCCATAAATTTCTTTAAATCATCAAAAGAACTTGGAGGGAGACTTTCATCTGCACTCGCAGCAAAGAAAGCATGAA